GGGAATTTCACGGTAAATAATACCGTTGTAAAGCTCATCGCCATCAACGAAAAGGGGATTATCCTTAACGTTTCTGGGTCTTGCTTCACGGTTTGCCGAGGTCAATGTTGTATCGGTCTTAAGGTCACGGAATGAATTGGCATTGCAGAACATAACAAACCATTCCTCTCCACGGGCATCATCCACCTGAGTGGGTCCGATTGCAGGAGTTGCCGCCTGCGCCATTCTCTTTGCAAGGCCACCAATAACTGTTGAAAGCTTATCATCGGTGTTGTCGATGTTGGCGAGGGATGCAGAATGGTCATTTCCAGAGTTGTTGGATTTCAAGGCACCGAAAAGAACACGGTCACTATTTGCAGCCAGCCATGCGTCTTTTTCAGTTTCGTTGACCTGTTGAGTGTAATTGGTATTACCAGGGATCTGAGAGGCCAAATATGCCTTATTAGAGATGGACATCTGGGCGGTAATGATATGATCACGCATTTTTTCCATCATCCATTTCTTGAGGGAAACACGGGCAGCGTTCAGATAATCAATCGCCGTGGCCTGTTCGTCCTCAAGGGTACGCTCTACGGCATTTCTCAGGAAGGAAACAGAGATATCATAACCATCACTGTTCTGGGCTTCCTCGTTACCATCCAAAACACCATTCCCGGTTACGCCGGTTCCGGTCAACTTGTTAAGAAGCTGAAAAGTAAGGGTGTCCCCTTTCTTCTTGCTCAGATCCTTTTTAATGTGGATGATTGCGTTTTCGTTCACGCCCATATAGGGCTTGAACCGGTTGTTTCTTACATATTCGGTAAAGAAAGTCTCGGCCCATTGCTGGACTGTTAAACTTGCAGGTGTCGGGGTTCTTGCCATTCTATGCTCCTTAGCTGGCTACTTGACCAGGGAAAAGCTCCGTCAAAGCATCTTTTGGAGCTGCATTGGTCGGCACTTTATCAACCATGCTTGCTGCGCTGGGTGGTAACCCTGCAGCAATTGCGGCCTTGCCAGCGGCATTGTCTTTGAATTCTTGTTCAAGTTTTAGCCTTTCCTCGGCTGCTATTTTTTCTCTGTACGCTGCCGGGTCTTGGCCCACTTCATCCGTAAACATTTTTTGCTTAGCCAGTTCATAAAGCCTTTCCGCAGGATCAGGGCTTGCCAAAACATCGTTCCAAATGGCTGGACTCGCTTTGCCCATGTCGTTAAAGACCTGATATTTTTCTCCAAAATCGTCGTGCCTGGCCATGGCTTGGGCCTGGCTCATATCAAGGAATCTTGTTTGATTTTCCTGCCTCAAGTCTGTTTTGATCGATTCAATGGTTTTTTCCGGGTTTGCCCAGTCGAACGGCACAGGCTCTTTTGCTTTGGGGGCTGTCTCTGCTGCCTGTCTACGCTTTCTCTCTGCGAAATAAGCAGCCTCCCAACCCTCTGCCTTTTTGGTTTCGACTGGTACCTCTTTTTTTGGTTCTTCGGTAGTCACCACCGGCGTTTCTATGACCTTTTCATCAACTACATGGGCCGTCACCACCTCTTCTTTGACCGTTTCTGCTGCTGAATTGTCACCAAAAATAGAGTTTAGGGGATCGTTTTCGAGTATCCCTGACTCACCTTCTACCATTAAATCTTCAACTGTTTCCTGCTCTACTGCTTCCTGGCCTTCTTGCTCCATGGTTGTTCTCCTTCATGGTGTCCGTTAATATTGGCCCGACATCGGCCTGCCCTTTATGGTCGGCATCACCTGTTTTAATTTGGTCTTACATCCTGAAAAATAACCTTTGCCTTGGCTTCTGCCAATTTCATTATCATTTCAGGGTTTTCAAATTCCATTATATCCCAATCGTTGGGGCAATCTTTGGGAGCTGCTGCGTAATCAAGGTAAAATGTAGTTTTAAGAGGCATGATGTATGATTTCATGGCCTTTCCTGGCCTGTTGTTGGTGATCATCATGTTTAGCTCTGACCCTTTGGCCTGGGTGCTTAAAAGGATCATTTCAACTCCTTTTATTTTTGCGAATCTGTCAGCTATCCACTGGTACTCACGGTATTTTCTTGGTAGTTTTTCCATATTCTCCAATAAAAAAGCCGAACAAGTGCTATTTGCACTCACTCGGCTCGGTTTTTCCGGTGCCTATGTTTGGTTTTAGTCTAAAGCAGTTCTATTTTGTATGCTAAATGTCGTAACCTTTCAGCCACTATCCCTTGACTATCTCCTTTGTTTATTTCTACTGCGTACCTCATGCCTGGCCCGCCAAAATCTACACCTATTGCTTTTTTATATCCATAATCTCTATCAGCAAAGACAAACTGCTTAAATTTTAATCCTGTTTTAACCGGAACGCTGCCGCTGGATGCTATTAAATCACCGCAACAACCTACTACGGATGCAAACCCTATTCCTGAGAATATTCTTTTAAAAAATGATCGTCTTTTCATAATGTTTTTCCTTCAATAAATCTTTACTGTTTCGTCTTTCCGCACTATTGGCTGAATCTTACCATCTTTGAAAGATATAATCAACTTCCCGTTGTACTTTCTGGCTATTAGGTCGGTTATTATTTTCATTAGGGCTTTCATCTATTAACAACCATAATCCTTTTTTGTTCTTTCTCTTATTGCCTGAAAGTCTACATCTTTCGAGTATGATTTTGCATATATAGTTTTTAGAAGGCCAGAAAATTCTTTCTCGTCGTTGTCCCCACCCAAGGAAATATAGTTTTCTAACGATTCTCTCAAGTCAATAAGACATTTATCTAACGCCTTATATTTCCTGGCAGATCGGACTTGTGCCTCTAGCATAATCACTTTCACACCATCTCGCATTTTGTCGCCAATTTTATCACCGATCATAAGGTTTTTCCTTTATTAAGCTGTTTGTGGTTGCGGTAAAGGATCAATTGCGTCCTGAACCTCCAAGGCTGTTTCAACAATTATCTGCTTGGCTTCCTGGTTGGTCTTGTTGGCGGTAGCAATATTTTTCTCAGCTGTGGACTCATCCACTTTAATTTCTGCTGCGGCTGCGGCTTTCTGGAAGGCTTTGGCTTCCTCTTCCTCTTGTCTCTGAAGCTCTTGGAGCGCTTCCTTCTGTTCATCTGTACCGCCCTCAAGTAGTTGGATCAATTCGTCTTTATTCCTTAACTGGCTGGCCTTTATGATAAGCTCAAATGGCACGGCCTGCGGGTTAACCTCAAAGAGCCTCGCCAGGATTTCAAACTGTTCCTGCTGCAGTGTAACAGTATCCGGGGATTCGTCAATGATTATGTCAACGTCCATATCCTGGATAGGGTTTTCAACATCAACAACCGTGTTCAACCTTGGATCATTGGTTTCCACCATCTGGACATCTTCAGGGGTAAGGGATTCTATGCCCTCTTCTTCAAACTTCATTCGGATCTGATCCCCAAGCTTTATCTTGCCATTGATGCGGGTAAATTTCAGCTTATTCTCGTTGTCTGTTACCCTGATCCAGCGTTCTTCTGACCAAAACTGCTTGGCCCTGTTCCACATCATCCTGTGTACTCTGTTTTTCAAGAAGCGTTGACCATCGAACAACGGGCCAAGCTCAATTGAGCCTCCCTGTTGTAACGATTGGAGCGCCCTTCCTGATAGTTGCCTGGCTTCCGTCCCTGCCAAGGCGGCGTTTGCACCTTGGGAATCAATCTCCTGCTTGGCATCGGTTAAGAGGATTGACTGACCGCTTGCCATGTCTGCCGTTGGAATTATCCCAAAGTCTGCCCCAAATTGACCGTCGTTAACTTCAATATGCCCATCTGGTTTCGCCATCTCGCTCTTGATTTCGTGGGCCTTCTTCTCTCCAAGAGCGCCTTTATTTCCAAAGGTTTGCCTGACAGAAATAAGGTGCAAGAGTTTTGACCGGCGTTTATTCACTTCATCCTGAAGGTCAAGGTAAGAATCGACCTCACCAATCCTGTTGCCTTCAATATCAACGAAAGCAGATTGAAACTCGAATTGTGATTCGGGAATACCTTCATCGTCCAGGTAAGGGGATTCTATAGGCCTCTGGATGAACCCGGATTTTGTGAAGATAGAATAATGCCAAACTGCCCGGCGAATGAAGTAACAGAAGAAAACACAAACTCGTTGCCTCTTTTTGTCAACAAAGAAGTTGGGCCGGTCTTCATGGGTGTTATCAGTTCCAAAAGCGGAGGATCCGGCATCGTCGATGGTCCAAACATTGCCAGGGGCTTTAGGAAACTTCTCTTTTCCTTCTGCAAGATCCATCCATTGCTTTGTCCCTTTCCATCTGGCATCCTTGAAATCTGAGCGCCTTGAATGGGGATCCCACCATAATCTATCCCACTGTAAAACGTTGTGTATAATCTCAAAGTCACCGTTTTTGGGTTCCACTATGATTTCGTGGCCCTCTGTTCCCTCGACAAGATAATACTCAAACCCCCGAGAAAACTCCTGTTTGCTGTGGTTATTGTCCTCAATGAATCGCAGGGCATCGGTTGAGACTTGGGCCTCGTCTTCTTTATCCGGATACCGGGGGTAAGCTTTCGGATCTGTCCTGGTCTGCTGCTCCATGCCCTTTAAAAACTGGACCTTTGGTTTAATCCGGTTGTTTGTTATGCAAGGTTGGTTCCTATTTGCCAAGGCCCGGCGCTCTTTGGCTGTCCACTGATAACCGTCCTTGTAATCCCTGGCCCTCTCTGATCTGGTCCGGGCTTCGTGGGTGGCATCAAGGTATTGATCGACAAAACCAAGGACAAGCGTCAAGTCTTCATCGTTCGTGGCTGCGTTTACTGGTCCTATGCTATGCGCCATGCGTCTTCCTCGCTCAAGTCGTTATAGTCTTCATAATCTGGTTTTTTCTTCTTAGGAGGCCCACTATCTGACCCACCAAACTGCCGTTCAATCTGTTGGCATAGAAGGGCAATAGAATCGAATATATCTTTCTCTCTTGCTCTTGGGAACTTCCGCAACTGGTATTCAACGTCAAACAGCCATTCAGGAGCAAGTGATCCTTTTTCTGGAAGATAGAACGAACCAGATTTTGCAATGCCCTGGAAAGGTCTACCCTTTGCGATTTTATCACCCTTTGGTAACCATGCATCAATGTTAGGGTAAATCTGTTCTTTTCGCATCCTGAGTTTAAGGAAGGGCATGATTGTTCTTTGTATATTCTCTGCCTCAAGAGTGAACCTGAGAGGCTTCCATTCTCTTTGGATATCAATAACGTTGTCAATGATTTCGATAGATCCCCAATGACCCTTGGCAACATGAGCAAGATAAAAATTGCCTTTCCCATCAACACCGACAACAGGGAATGAAGTTTCGCAGGCTGTTTCTTTTTCTGAGATTGCAAGGTCACCGGCTGCATAATATTGCAACCCCTTGGGCAAAACTTTGTATCTCGGGAACCATTTAAGCTGCATGTATGCGCTGTCGTCTTCCGGCGCTGGATCGAGCAGATAGTTGCAGGAATAGATATAAATGGACACGGCTGGATCGTTCTTGATCTCATCTAATTTATCCCCTGAAAACTGGACAGGCCAAAGAGTTTTCCTGACCCCTTTCTCTTTCCATTCAGCAGGCTTTTTATATACCCGGTAAATCCCTGAGTCCTCAAGCACTCTGTGAAGGTCGCCATCGTCGTAAATGGTACCGCAAATCTGTATATTCCCATCAGCCTGAAGGATTGAAGACCGCATAAGTCCGTAACCGTCAATATTCTTTTTAAGCTGCTCAGAAGTTGTAACCGTTTTGTCAGTAACAAGATCATCACCCTTAATCCTTTGGAAATGCAAAGAGGTAGGTTGATTATCAAGACCATAAACGCCGATGGTTGGTTCTTGCCTTCCATCATGCCCGGGGAGGATAAGTTCCTCTTGATTCCACATGGGACTTTCTTTTTTTGGGTTTTGGTAAACAATATCTGGGAAACATTCCTTAAGACAGGCGTTTGATTCAAATTGATATTTAAGCGGCCTAAGTTTCCAAGAGGCTCTTTTTTGAATGTCGCAAAATATCCCAATAGATTCACCAGGCTCATTAAGGTAGCTTTGCAAAGTATGACCGGTATTAAATATCTGAGTTTTACAATGTCCACGTGGAAGCAGGAAAAGAGAGTTCGTTTTGTCCTCTTGTATTTTTTCGCAAAACTCTTTGTGAGGATCCCAACATAACCACCAATATCCCAGGACATATTTGACAAGGAAATAAAGGTCACTCTTGATCGCCTCTCTCATCGCTATTATCTTGTCCTGAACTGGTAGCTGCTCCAAGAGCAAGAAGAACTCCTGATACTCCGGGTCCGGCCTCCAAAGTGGTTTTTGTTTCAAGTGGTTTACCATCCTTGTTGCCTAAATTAATTTCCCTTCCATCTTTCCAATCAAAATTCTTTAGAACGAACATATCTTTAGAACCGCCGTTGTTTTCCTCATAATAATTCTCAACAATTAGGAGCGCTTTTTTAATTGGGTCAACAAACTCGGGACCATGTTCTCCTCTCCTATATCTTTGCAGGCTTTGCCTTGAGGATACTCCAACAGCGAGGCAAAGGCCTGTCCAGCTTATCTTTTTCCCATCCCTCTCTTCGAAATAAGCGGTTGAGGCTTCCTCAAATTCTGTTACCGTTTCGAATTGTCTGGGCCTTCCACCTGGCATTTTATAACATCCTTAAATTGTTTAGCAAATTAATGGGTTGGAGGGGGTAAAGTATCCGCATTATTCAAAGTCTCTAACTTTTATACTGAACACCCTAAAGCATTCATAACAGAGCAACGTATCCCCACCGCAATGGTTGCAGGACTTCTCTCCTTCTATGACAGCGTGAACACTTCGCTCTCCACATCCGTGGCACGGCATACCATCGCTAATCTCAACCGATGTTGGTTTTCTTATCATATCTACCATCAGCATTTCCCCAGCCCATAATCATAATTAATATTTGGGTCACTATTATCCGTGATCAAAAGCTTAATGATCCGGCTATCGACCTGCCCACCGGCAAATGTGACGGTATTTGTGATTGTGCTTTCTCCTGTGCTGCCTGAGATTAATACGGAGGTTGTGCCTGACCCTGAAGTAACAAAAGAAGCGCCGGAAAGAACAGCATCCCCATTTTCAACGACCCATTCAGAGTTTGATAGAGGCTGTTGCTGTGCTACTCCCCAATTCCCGGAATACTTCAAGCTTAAGTCTTCTGCTTGCTCGTACCTGAATTGTTTCCCGAGTAATGGGTTGAATGTTCGTTTTTGATTATTCATTATTTCCTTTAACTTTCAAGACTTTTGAATCTTCCGTTTCAATATTCAGGTGATAAATAATCAAAAGTAGTTTATCGTCCACGCCTTTAAGCCTTTTATTAATCTCAACGTTTGACTGCCTATCATCAACAATATGGGCGTTAAACGTTTTTTTGTCAACTAATCTTATTTCACCGTTGTCATCCAAGATAACCTTTTTGAAAAAAGCAGACAGTTTTTTTATGTCTTCAGCATTAGCCTCATTCGCTCTTGCTGTTTCTTTATTATCCCGCTTGTTGTTAGTCCAAATGACACCAAGGGATAACGCCGTGCCGCATATATATGCTATTTCCCTAAAAGCAAAGTCCATAAAAACCCGTTAACAGATCCAAAACGAAAAAGTAAAAACTCTATTATCCTGATTCTAAAATTATTAAATAATTTCACCATACTACGGATAAAAGATTATTGCAACCACCAACAAAAAGAGCAGCCCACACACAAACCCGCATATCCTTGCTTTGGTTTTCATTTCCGTTCCTCCCAATATAATTCTCCGTTTATAATCAAAACATCTGCGATCCGTGGAGACCAATACGTGGCCTTTTTGCCCTTTACTTTCTTTAGCTTACGCCATCCCCACACTTCGAGCCTTCCTGAGTTGGATAGCCACTCAAGCGTGTTTTCTTTTTTCTCTTCCATAATTTTAATTTTATGCGAAGAGAAGTCTGTGCCTGTAACCTGTATGCCAACTATCCCATTGTCCATGGCTATAAGATCGATGATTCCGAAAAGATCAATTCTTTTCCTCGCTCTCTGTACCCATCGCTCAACCACACCGTGGGTAATACCATGTTTTTTAAGATTGGCCTTAGTCCTTTCCATTGGCGACGTCATGCTTCCTCCCGATCAAAGATATTCTTTCATAAACCGCAGCCCGCCAGGATTTCTTAGCCTTCAGGCGCTTGATCTCTTTCTCAAGGGCCACGATATGCAGTTGCTTGTTGACCAAATCTGTTTTAAGGCCCTCAATCCCGGCCTCAAAAACCTTGATTATCTCCTGGCCTGACTTTCCGGTTTTTATTATGCTTTCCTGTTTCATCATTCCCCCTCTGGTTGGTGGATGTTTCCGCAAACTTCACAATTTTTGCCGGTATTATTGAAATATACAAAAGCCTGAATAGATCCATCGCCAATATTATGCACATCCAGAATATTCCTCATATACCAACCGCAAAGCCTATCTGACCATTCCACTACATGCCTCAGGGTTATGTTTTCATCTACAAATGAGCTTACAATATCCCCCTCATAAATCTCTTTCCCCTTCTTGTCTTTCAGGCCTGTGTATTGCTCAAAAATTGCATAACCATCGCCGCCAAAAGATAATATCTTATCTTCACCAAACCCAACAATAGGCATACAATCCTCTGATAGCCATTTCTTATCTTCTTTATCCCAAGCCCTGAATTTTATTTCTCTCATCTTCCCCCTCCAATGTTTTAATTGATCTCGTTCTCCTGAATTTTGATAAAGATGCATAAGCGGTGGCACAATCTTCTTGAGCTTGCTCATACTCGATAGCTTGGTCAAGACGTTTCTCAAAATCAGGCTGCACATTAACCATACTCAACCCCGTTAATCTTTCTTTTGATATTGCATAACGCCTCAGTAACTTTTTTTCTTCTGATTCTGGCATTACATTCTCCTTACATTCTTTTAATTGCTGTGGTTGCGAGTTGCTTGAGCTCCCCGGTTGGCCCGGTTGTTAGCTGCAAAGATTTCCTATTTGTACCAGCTAAAAGAACATTCTTCGCCCTTTCTGGCTCCCCCACCATGATTGGGGTCGGTATATTCTCAAGAAGCCCCTTGGATGTATTATCGCTTTCACAGATCCCATAAATCTTGGCAGGGTAATCCGGAATTTCCCCCTGGCCTTTGTATGCTGTATACCTTGATTTAAATTCATTACCCCGGAAAGGAAGTTCATCAACAGAGCAAGCACAAAGATTAATCCACCCTCCCATGTCCTGAATCACCCTGTGGATAATTGGATCATCAAAGACTATTGTTTCATAAGACCCAACAGCTGATATGGATTTTTTAACCTTGGACCATGCAACGTGAGAATTGTCCTTGGAAGTTCCTGAAACTATCCGCACTATATCGGCAGGCTTTGGCATCCATTGCCCATTGTCCGGGCTTTGGATATGAACAGAGAACGCCTTTTTTACTGCATCATACCCAAACTGCTTAACCGATTCGTAAAAAAGCTCATATACAACCGGGTTTGGCTGTGGGTCATTGGGTCGTTTATACATTGCATGTACCGCTAAGTATAAATCCTTGAACTCTGCCTCAAAATCATTTTCCTGCATTTTTTCTATCCCTCCGCATTTGTAACCATTGTTCGCCTGTATCGACTTCTGTCTGTTGCCCGTTGTTATTTTGCATAGGGCCTTTATTCCCATAATACTTAGGATCAGGAGTCATCCAAGGTTTTTCCATGGCAATCTCCAAACAATCGGTGATAATCAACCCTGCATCCCGGCACCCGTTCAAATCTCTAAATAAACCATTGATCCCTTTTTCACTCTGGTACTGTTTTTTCTTTGGCATGTTCATACGATATTCATAAAACTCAAATATTTTATCTTTGGAAGCAATGAAGTTATTCTCTATTATTTTTTCTTGCAAATAATCTTTAAAATCCATCACAGCTTTTTTTTGCTTGGGGGTAGGGGGTATCTCTTTTTTCTTTGGTTCTTTGGTTCTTAGGTTCTTGTTTGTGGTTACCCGCTGGTTACTTGTTGGTTGGTTGTTGGTTACCTGTTGGTTAGATTGCGGGTTAGTTAGTTGATCTTCATTCTGGTAAGTATCCCAATTTATTATGGTTATTATACTAAATTTGTTGGTTGTTTTGATGGTTAGATTTTTACACTTTTTTAAAAAAGTTAAACACGTTCTGATATTTTGCTCCGAAAGGCCCGTCTCGTCTGACGCTTTGAGTCTGCCAAAAACAAACTGGCCCGGCTGCAAAATGATCTCCTGAAAACCTATTATCTGTTTATAATCCTTCTCATGGTTTGATTTCAAAAGGCAATAGGTCCAAAAAACCCAAACTTTATGATTCCTTATCAACCCTGAATCAATGGATTTTCTCCAAAGTTTTACCCAACCTTCGCTCATTTGATAGGTCCCCAAAATTCACAAGCCGGATTGGTGACTTTAATTTTTAATTTTTTATTGAAAGTTCTGTTGCTGGATAGCTTGCCGCAGTATTGAATAATACTATTGCCACATTCCCATCTTTCACGATGTTCACATGATCGGCATGTTTCTTTTCTGGCTTGTTTTGGAACTGGATTAAAATCTTTGAATAGTGTTTTTTCAGACATAAAGCCTCCCGTAGCTTGTTCCCGGTTTAAAAAAAAGTGTGGGGTCCGACCGGGAGAGCGGCTAAGGGTTAATTAGACCACC